CGCAGCGCTTGTTCTTCTGCGAATTTCAGAATCTCTACTTTTATCTCGGCGTCTTTTATAGCCGCGTCGCGATTCGCGTCGGATAGGGCGATCGCTACTTTTTCTGACATCTCCATCTGTAGGGCTAACATTGCGCCTTGCGGAATGCAGAAACCTCTTGAGGAATAATTAGCCACCATAGAAGCGGCATCGCTCTGGCTTTGACGAAAGGCTCTATCTCGTGCCCTCTGCCATACCAGATCGAAGATGGTGCTATCAATCCCGAACGGGCGTGTTCCCGATAATACTGCGCATAACCAGTCTTCCGGGATAGTGCGCAGACACGCATTTATAGCCGGGAAATACTGTTCTATCCAAGCTTCTATGTCTGCATTCAGGCGTACGATTTCTGGTGCGGTGGTACTCACCCCCGCAAATAGATCGGTTATTCGTGGTGGGGCAGTTATAGTCGGGGGAACGACCGTGTGTGAAAAAACTACCGGATTCGCGCTCAGGTTCGTAGATGAACCGAAAAGCTGCATTATATTGCCTTTCGTTTCGTCCACATTACTCAAGGCAGCGGCGGCCATTTCCTGTAGGAATTCGGTAGCGGTGTTATATTCTGTTGACATATCTTAACCCTATGTAAGTTCTGTAGAGGTTGCCAAAAGTCCGTTGCTCAGGAAGAAAGCGTCTCCTGCAGCATCTTTTACTAATGTTCTCCACGTAACGCCGCCGTCTGAACTAATACGATGTTCCGTGCCCCAGTCTGTGTAGATGTCCAGCTCTGTATTCCTATCTGCAAAGATCGGGGCGGTGTTCGAATCCTGCGCCAAGTGCATAGCCATGTTGTCCCCGCTGCCCGGCCCATCCACGTAATACGCTTCAGGATCGTCGTCAGGTACGTAGTCCATCCCATCCATCATCCCGTCTTTCATGAAAGGGAAAGCTATCTTCTGCCGCTGGATAGATACTACTATAATTGCCTCCGTTGTGATAGTCCCTTCTTGGTTGGCTTTCTCTAATCGTTGAACTGTCATGGATATCCAGTTGCTTGATTCTAAAGGATATTTTTCGGTGCCAAACACTTTGCCCCGTTCTTCTATGAACGCGCCTGTAGACTCGTGGGCTACGATAACCGACCACTCCAACTCCATGCCTGTCGCCTGCTGAGACATAGGGCACGCCAGAATAGCTATCTTACCGTTCCCTATAGGACAGGCTATTCTCTGGGTGGAACACTTCGCTATGTCTACAATTCGCCTGCATGTCGTTTTATTGAACAGCGTTTCGTCGCACCACTGCATATCCCTATCTTCTACCGGTACATCCGCTTCTCGAACGAGGCTCACATCGAAGCTCGTCCGATTCCACCGAAACCCGCCGGGGAGTACCGTCCCTGTAGCTTGGGCTCGGTCATTGTGGTTATACATGAAGATCTGGTTCCGCTGGAAATACTGGAACGCCCACATACCCCGCATTACCGGTCTCACTGGACACCACGTTCCGAGATTGAACTCTGTCCGCGTGCCGCCCGCGTACACCAGACTGAACTTGGTGCTGCCGGGGACTTCTTTCCCGTAGGATATGGCCGGAGCTGTCGCTTGCCCGTGAAACTCTGTCTGAGGCTCTTCCCACGCAGTCCACGTAACTGGTTCTGTAAGCCCCTCGACTGTATTAAGTCCGACAGTTACTAGCGGCACAGCTTTGCCGCAGGCTGCGTAGTGGTATACCGCGGTTGGGGTTTGTGCAACTTCTGATCCAGTCTCTGTCTCGTGGATAAACCCGCCTGACGCATCTACGTTTACCAGATCGCCGAACAGTTCTACTGTGGACTGTACAGCGCCTGTGTCCATCGCCAAGGTTATTGCGCGGGTACTGTAGTACATACCGCCGTCCGGGTGTTCGACGTTGGTGGATATAACCACCAGCATTTGCGCAGGGTCGTACGAGTCCCTGATCGCCCCTTCGGGTATTTCTGGGTAAACTGTTGGGGGTAGCCCCAAAGGCGGCTCCCTGAACGAGCACGTCATGTTGCGTATCTTGTTGTGCTTCCACCCGTCGTAGTAGAACACGGGGTCTTCTGGCGGAGCCTCTGGCGGGTCTTCCACCGGATTTAGGTACTCCGTATATTCGTCGGGCACCACAGTGAACAGATCTGTGTCTGTCAGCAGTATGTTGGTCACCCATAGTGGAGGTAGCGCTGTCATCGAGCTATCGCGATACTGGCCGTCGGGTATAACCACCCGTAGTATCGCCGCCCCATCTCGTTCTGGCAGGCTGTCTTCGTACGCATACAGTACGCCCTCTCTGGCATCCTCGAATAAAGGCGGTTTTATGCTGTCCGTGTAAGGGATTGCCACTACCATATCTCGGTATATGAGAGGCTGCGGAGTCCGGTCTTCGTTCAAAATTGGTGTTATTTCGCGCACCAGACTTGCGTACGGTATTGGGTACGGAGGTAGAACGGAGGCGTCGTTGACTGCCACTTGCATGATGTTTATGTGTGGGGTTATACCTGTGAGATATGTAGCGAGGTCGTTCTCCCGAAAAATAAATCTATATAGAGTCTCCCCACTAGGGGTGGTGAGTATGTTTTCTGGGCCGTCCGGGCCCTCTGACCAGCGTACTTGTGGGGTATCTGCTGTGGTAGCGTTGATGAAGATCAGCCCTTCGAGATAGAAACCGCTGGTGGCTGTCCCGTGTGCTTTGGTATACCCGGAAAAAGCTTGGGTTATTTTGCCTGCGTATCTGGTTGTCGGCGACAGTTCGCGTATCCACGCGCCTCCAGCCGGAGAATTGTTTATAAGGAAAAACACTCCGTACCGAGGTATATAACTTATTTTTTCCAGATCGAGTTCCTGTATATCCGCCGGAGCTTGTTCAGGGGGTGTGGACGACATGAGCGCTGCGTCGCCTTTCAAGCGAGCCTCATAAATAAGGGCGTCACTATTTGGCTCTCCAAACTCCCACGCGTACCCGGTCAGTTCACTAAGGAGCCCAGAGCCTGAAAAATACCAGCGTCCGGGTGGAGTTAGCACGGTGGCGATCACCAGCCCTTTTATATTCAGGTACTTGATTAAGAAGCCGCGATAGGTCTTGTGGGCAGTTAGCCGGTCGTTCTTTTTTCCGACCAGCGACTGCCCTAGACGTTTAGCCGCCGTAATCACCTCTCCGGGGAGATTAGCTGTGCCTTTCACGAGTACGGTGTCGACCATCAGGGCATCCTGCGTCGATCCGCCAACGCTATAGAGTACTCCACGTTATCCAGCCGGAGGTCGGTAACCGCTACGAAATCAAGCCGTAGCCCCCAACGTCTAGCCTGTGCGCCTCTTCCTGCTATCACTCGCGCTGTAGGAGATGTCTGAGATACGGTATACACGGTCTCGGTGCCATCAGCCGTCAGCTTGGCATACACGGTGCCGTCAGAATCCAGACCTAAATACAGGGACTCCACGTTCTTCCTGTTCATTCCGCCGAAATCGAAGTCTCCGAAGTCAATGCTCGCATCTCTAGTAGCTCCGTTATCGTCGCCTTCGCGCAAGATGTAGATACCGTCATCGCGTGAAGCGTAGGTAATGCCGTCCAGTTGTACGAACCCTGTAAAATCGAATCCTCTGTATGTGGTGAGCGCTCCAGTTGCGAGGTTCACTGCGTACTGAAGTTCTTGTAACGCTGTAGTGGTAGCGGCTTCACCTATACGAAGTTTACCGGTCATCACGGCGTGCATTATTTCAGACAGCGTCACTTCGGTAGAAGATACATCAAGTTGCGCCAATATGGCTTCGTCCAAGAGTACAGTTACCGTCAGTGCTTCGCCTATGTCCAAGCCCTCGGTGATCTGTACGAAGAACACTACTACTGGAGTAACTACTGGGGTGGCCCCTAGTATCTCGTACATACCGTATTCGTTCGGCCCGTACGCGTTGTCGAAGTACACTCTGAACCGCGCTGGCAGTTCCAGAGGTTCATCTATGTAGCCGAATTGCGCAGGTACGGTGCCGGTGCCCATACGGATGGACGTTCTAGGTAGATCGAACTCAATACTAGAGTATGACTCTGTAGCAGTGAAATACACTGTAGGTAGTGGGCACACTACGTCGAAGCCCTGCCTGATTATGTGCAGCTCGTCTACTTGGCTGGAACGCAGTCGTGCGGTTAGCCCCGGTAAAGTAGCGGAAAAATGCGCATACGGTCTGTCAGAGAACACGATTTCTGTGGTCGGTAGAGTTATGTCGCAGCTCATTGGCCGATCATCGGAGAAGATAACCGCCATCTCCGGTAATGTTACGAAGAACGGGTTTGTCGCCGCTGCGAGCCCCGCTCTTGCCGCCCAATATACTTGCGTACTTGGTAGAGCAGACTCGAAAATTACTCCGCTGGGGAGTTCGTCGGGGTATGGAACATAACCCACGTCGCCCACCGAAAAGTTGACTACCCCGCCGAGAAGCACGAAATCGTAGGAGGCGTACAGCTCTGCATAAAGCAGTTGTGGTTCCTCGTTTGTCAAGACTGCCGAGGTATACACCAGAACGTCGTCTACGTAATAGGTTACGACAGCTCTGTCTCTGCGTATTTTATACACCGTAGCTTGTGTGTGCGCAGGGAGTACAGGTGAGCCGGGGAAGTCTACATTCGCTTCGTAGATGCTCGCTGTAGTGCCTTGGATATAAAACCCGTGTGTTCCGCGTCCTTCAAATTCAGGCGTGCCTACGTCTGCGGCATTGAAAATAGTCAGGTACGCGCCGCCTACGTTTTCACTTACTGAAAAGCTGAAGCTACCGTCGCGGTACATTTTTTCTACGGTGTTAGCCGTGCCGTTCCACGCGTACGACATCTGTTTTTCGTATGTGTAGTAAACGAACTGGGTTGTTTTGTACGACCCTGAATAGGTAGACCCGCCCGCAGCTACGGGATCGAGTAGCAGCATCCCGTCATAGTACCGGCCTGTTTTTATAGGGTCGCGTACAACTCCCCCCGACACGACTGTGTACGTGTGGGGGGTTGCGGTATCGACCGTATCTTTGGTTAGGCGGGTATCCACATAACCCTCCTAGTAGGTAGATTATGCGGCAGGGATTGTGACAGAGAAATAGTCGATAGTCTGTGACGCGGCGGCTGTTAATGAGACGCTCGACAAATTACCGTCCGCGCCTGCGGTACCGATCGTACCCTGTACGCGAGGGTCAGTCGTTGAGGCGTCGTCCCCGTCATCGGTCTTATCTACCAGTCGCCAGTATACGGCTGTGCCGGTCGTAGCAACTGTTCCCGCCCATGCGTTTGCACTCTTCGTTAACACACCGCTTGCTGCGGCTGCGAAGGTGAGTACGGCGTCGGCCGCCTCAGTAATCGTCACCAGAACTTCGCCTGTGATAGCCGCATCCGCTGTCGCAGGAGCTGTGATGGGCGCACCCGTGTATCCGTAGATACGGATCTCTGCATTAGCGAACGTGGCTTCAAATGAAGTGGCGTCCATCAAAGCGGTGCGTAATCCGGTGCTTAGTTTTACGGTCATGGTGTAACTCCTATCAAGTAGCGGATGCCAGCTCTATACCAGCAGAAATTCGTAATATGCCCCCAGCGTCTATGCTTCTGGCGGTGGAGAAGTTGACTGCGCTCAGGAGTGTGCCTGCGGAATTGCTCTTGGTGGAGTTCGAGGTCATAAAGGCTCCTCGTACTGTCGCAGCGGCTGCAAAGGTAAACTCTGCCTTAAAGTCCGGGTCAGTTTCCAGAAGATACTGGTTACCCGCGTCGTACTCGAATGTCCACGCTTCTCGGGTGGCTTCTGAATACGCTGCGTTCTCTGCGGCTACCACATTGGCGGAGGTTGTAGCCGCATTCAAGGTGATGGCGGAGCCGATCAGGCCGATATACCACGCTGCAACTGGAGTTCCGACGCCGCGCAACAGGGAGTTAATAAATGCCACGCCTTCTGTGGGGATGATGTTATCTGCGAATTCCGGGTCGCCAACTAGCTCCCCTGCGGCGTTCAGGATTTCTATTTTGTATTTGAACCCCGGCAAAATGGAGTGCTTCATGGGCCTATAACCTCGACGTCGTAATAATCTGACATGGCCATAGAGTTTCCTCTACGGTTATCGCCCATAACTGTTACTGCCAGTTCGAGCCCTTCTCTGCGTACTATACCAGCAACTGCGTTGTCTGCCAACACCGGCGCGTACGAATTTTTGTTGGGAAGTTCTACCTTCCCGCCATCGCCTGCTACTGCCTGCCCAAACTCTGTCATCCATGTAGCCCCCTCAGTTGTTGGTAGCGCTGTTCCTGCTACTGCCCCTATACCTAAAACAGCTTGTTGGGCTGGGTGATCTGTCTCAATATCCGTCACCCAGTAGGTCTGATCGGCGGTTATATAAACTCCGGGATCTACAGACACCACATTAGTTATCTCTAAAGGATACTGTAAAAACCCAGTAGCCATGCGGCATAGGTGAGGGCGCATAGGATTCATTATCCATAAAGCCTTCCCTTCAGTAACTAGAATCGACCCGTGGTGCGAGGTCAAAGCTGTGCCTGTTGGGGGCTCAATACAGAACTGCGTGTCCAGCGTCAAACTGTGTGAATCTATACTGTTCACTACGACTGTTGCTCCGGGGGCAACTTCCGCTTGTAGGTATAACGTCGCTCCGTTTGCGTGGGAGACGTATACCCGCACTACCCCGTCTGCGGGCGTCGTGGGTAGGTTGGTTAGGGTCATTTTCCCGTTAGCGCTTATATCCACTGTTTTAGAGGCTAGGGTGCCGGATTCTTCCCCATAGGGATTAACTACTGTCGCTGCTATTTTGTAGGTGCCCGCCTCTAATGCGCCGTCTGTTGTGGCGGTTACTGTCGGCTGTATTACAACTGTTTCGACGCCCCACCGACGTATCACGCCGTCTTTGTACCGAAATTTTGCAGAGCCGCGCTGCATAAACAGCTCTCCGGCATGTACCGTGCCTATCAGTTTTGCGTTCGGTGTGCTGCCTACCAGCGTTTTTGTAGCGCCTGAATCCACGTTGTAGCTGATGATGTCGGTGCCGCTTCCGTAGATAAGCTCTGAACCTATACCTAGCAGCCCTCTACCTACAGTAGCCGCAAATATCCGGGCATACCCGATTCTACCGTCAATTTCTCCGCCATTCAGGATATCGACATTTACTCCCTCGCGTATAAACCGGGTTCCGGTTCTGTATCCCACCGGCAACTGTCCACGGGGGGCTATGTTATTAGACCCCTGTACCCAGTTATCATGAGGGATGATTTTACTCACACATGCACCTTAGCCAGTGTACCCATCCAGCCTGCCAATTCGCCGCGAGGGCCATACATAGGGAAGGCCACGCATACCACCTCGTATTCACCGCCTGTAACGGATTGGAGTATAAATCTGGAATTATACTCCCGGTTTTGCGCAACGGCTTTTGTCCATTCTTCAAATACTTCGAAACGGTCAGGGTGCGGGATAGTGTTTATCCAGCCTGTACCTTTGAAATCCTCTGTGTTTCTGCCTGTCCATCGGGTCATTGTCCTATTGACATGGATGAAATTCCCGGAAGCATCCGCTTCGAAAATGGCTACCGGGGCATCCATACACAGCAACTTCGCGCGCTGTTCTGTCATAGATATCCGGTTTTCTATACGGTCTATAGCATCTCGTAGACTTGATCCGCCGTTGGGCACGAGCTGTTTCTTTATAACGTCCAGACTTTCGAACACTGCTGCGAAGTCTCGGGCAAACCTATAGGTAGGCACCACCGCGGATTTCCATAGAGTTACGGCCGCTGCGGTAGCGGCTGCTGCGGAGATCATCCAAGCGCTTATGTACGCTACATCGGGTATCTGGAACATTGTCGCCGCCTTATTTTCTATCTGATTCATCGTCGCCAGCCGGTTGGTTAAAGAGCACATACGTAACGAGTATTCCGGCTACTACAGAAAGTGTGATAGCCGCTATCAATATTCCGATACTATTCATGTGCTTCTCCTCCACACGCGTTGGATAAAGCGCTATGTCGATCTCGACACCGCCCGTACATATTACCCCACAATACCATAGTCTCCAATACCGCTTTTCCGTCCGTTCCCTCGAGATCAGGGAGTAGCGGGCACTCCACTAACAGGTTCTGTTGTGGGAGGGGTCTTGGCTCGGTTGATGAGCTGCACGCCGTCAGCGTTGCCAACAGGAGTATAAGAAGAGTTCGGTATATCGCGGTTGTCACGCCAGCGGTGCCTGTTTTTCTCGACTGTGTCACGGTTGTTCTCCGCTGCTGTACCTAAAAATAAATGGGCTGGATTGACGCACTTTGGGTTGTCGCACTTGTGCAGCACCCACAAGGAATCAGGTATGTCCCCGTAAGTAAGTTGGTACGAAAATCTATGCGCTCTCGTACTTTTACTTGCTACAAAGAAGCTCCCATACCCGCCTCTTGTTTGCGGCCCTTGCCAATCCCAACACCCGCTCTGTTCGTTCACCGAGTACTTCGATTTGAATCGCTGTATCTGTTTGTTCTCATCCGCCTTTGACCTGCACCCACAGCTTTTTGATCTACCTGTACGCAGGTAAACAGCCCTGACCGGCCTAGTAACTCCGCACGCGCATGTACATACCCAGTATGCGCCTTTGTTATCCCCCAGAGCCGGGCGCTTATTTATTACTGTCCAGTTCGCTATCTGGGCCCCCGCTAAGATCTCCATGTTTTGCCCTGTTTATTAGAATGATGCCATCATAATCTAAACATTTGTTCGTGTACACAGGGCGATCAATAATCTTCTGTTTCTCATGATATACAATCCACTGTTTTGTATCCCATTTAGCCAGTTTATCCTCCAATAACTTGGAAATTTCTGACTCCCTGCTCATCTCTGCGTTGATCGCTTGTGTAGCCGCGCTCAACTCGACCAGATCTTTCTTGGCTTCTACCAAACCTCGTACCCACCAGCCTGATGCGAATAATACGGCGATAATCGCCGCATATATTGCGAACTTTAAATCGTTCATACCCCTCCTACCGGACGCTTACATTGAGTCTACGATTAGAAACCGTGTCAAGGTTTGACCCGCCTGAGCTGTAGTCAGCCGACATCGAAATAATACTGTTTGTCGTGTTCAGATTTGGCACTGTAAAGGTGGTATAGGTAGCCGATGAAATGTTGAACGGCACATACCAGTTCGGCATTGTAGAAATCATCAAGGTTGTGGCATTGATCCTTGTGAATACTATCTCAGTGAACATACCATCGTTTGCGCTGTTGAGAGCATTAACCGCCCACACTTCTGTGTCGCTGGTTGTTCCGGCAGTGCCGAGCCTCATCCGCACCGTGAAAATTGACGCGCCACCTGAGCTTTTGTCCATCATGGATTGAATGACTACTGAATCACCGTCAGCTTGCAGTGAATTGTACGGCAATGTCACTTGCGCAACGATCTGCTCGGTCAGCACTGTGCCACCAACAGAATTAGTTGTGCCTGCTGCAAAATTGCTGGCAATGTTTCTAAATTTATTCCTGTACAGAAACCCCGTGCCGTAGACATAAATCAGATCGTAGGATTCACCTGCGGGGATTGAAACCGAGTAGGTTTCACCGCTGGTAACGTGAACGGCTGAAGTGCCAGAATTGCGGATAGTCCTTGAGCCTCTCAGGGTTGCCGCTGCTGTAATTGTGAGCGTCTTAGTGCCATCGCCTGTGTTGGTGAGGTTTAGCACTGCTGCCGCTGCTGTGGCCACGCTGGCGGTCATATCCGCAGAGGCCATGCTCACTGTCACTGCCGGTTGGGATACGTCTTGTTTCAAATCGAGAGCAGTGTTTACCGCTGTCTTACTCGGGGCAACTGTTGTGCTTGCTGTTAGGTTGTTTTCAACCTTGGCATCTGCCGCCACTTGCGCCCCAGCCGCTATCATGTAGCCGCCGTGGGAAGTCAACGGGCGTGTGTAATTGTATTGGGTCGCTGCGCTCGTCGTGGCGAACCGCTGGCTGAAAAAGAAATAGCCCGGTGCCAAAACTATGTTAGCGATATTATTCGAGTCAACAAAACTCTGGCTTAGCGCCCCTTCCCCTGTCGTGTATGCGATTTCGACGTCGTTGTCCGAAGCGTTGATTACTGTGATAAAGTTCGGAGTTTCGGTGGAAGGCGTAAACTGGATGGTGGTCGCAGCTGGCGCGTCTATGACCCCGAAAACCGAGTGTTTTGAGTTGGCAGCGCTGACCGTTATCGTCCCGCCCGCAGTGGCGTCTATGATGTGTGTATCGCCACCTAGCATTTCATAAATTGGTTCTAACGCCGCCCCGCTTGTGGGGCCGGGAGGGCCTTGCTCAGACACTTCGATAACGACGGTCTCGATCAACTCGCTCAATACTGTGTCGAGTTCCTCGGTGACGTAGATTACCGTCTCATCAGACATCCGGGAATCTCCGCTTAAACGACGCTGTGCCTTCCAGCAACCAGATAGTGTCATCTCCAAGGGTCAAAACCAGCTCGTATATGGCTGGGAAATCCGCATAGTCCAGTGTTGCCGTCTCTGTCTCGTCAATGAACAGAGCTAGCTTGCCCTCTGCTTCTGTGAGGGTAATACCGCCGTTCTCTGTAGTAAGGTTCACGAGATCCGTTACTGAGGCGATAGTTGTGCGGACGCGCAAAAAAGCCGTAGCGCCGGTCAAGTCTGCGGCTACTCCGCCGGGCATGTAGTACACGTTCTTGCGAAATGTAATACCCTGCTGTATCAGTATGTTGTGCTTGCCGGGCCGCATGGCAAACCTCCGTAAGAAATCAGTCTCTGCTTGTGCTCACGCAGCTCTCGCTCGTGTTTGGCGTCGTCGCAGTATCGCAGAAAACGCTGCTCATAGCTATCGGCTCGGCCTTTATCAAAGGTTTCAGCATCTTGTTTACGGTGGGCGTACATGCACACGCCGTCTAACAAGGCGTAGTGGTGCTGCTCGGAAATTTCAAACGGTTGGGCAGCCTCTGTGATTGGGGATAGAGGTCTACGAAAAACAAATATATGGAGGGTGTCTTCCACTTCTGGTGTGGGGTACAGGCGTACATAGTCTGTATCGGCATCCACCAGCATCTTCTCTGGAACCCCTGTCGGCGCGTTGGCTACCGTAGGTAACTCCATCAGATCTTCGACGTTGTGCAGTTCCAGAATGCCCCCGTCTGAATCTCGACCTACCCGCTTGATCTTCATGATCGAGGGGTGTAGCCGATAATCGGCTGTGCCGGGAACTAGCGTGAGGCGTGTTACAGAGGATCGTGAGTCAGATATCCCGCCGGTATGTCGACAGAAATCTTTCTGGGCTCTATCCATATACCCAAAACACTCGGCGTTTGACCACAGATAAGGTGCGGTATTATCCCGCACCTCGTTCCTGAATAGGGCCAGAACTTCCGAGGTATCCATCACTCACCTTTTGTTGGAGGTACAAGGGCTGCCGCTGCTTGCGCATTGGCCTTCTCTTCCTGTTCTGTCTTCATCTTGGCCCAGCACGTCGCTACTTCTTTCTGCGCTACCTTGAAGCCTGCGCGGGCGGATACAGCAATGTGTGAGGGGACGCCTGACGCTGCAAAATCACTGGCATCATTGCGTTCAATCATGTCTTCGAAGATCAGGTACATCATATCTTCACGGTCAGCAGAACTTTGTGGTACTGCTGGTAATACTGGTGCGGTGAAAACCTGTGTGACTTTCTCGTCGCGTGTTGCGTTATCTGCAAACGCCATGCCTTTCTCGATAGCCATTTTCACCATGTCTCTCGGGATATTGCAAGGGGTGTTCGCATAAATCTGGATGGAAATAACCGGGCCTTGCAATACAAACGTCCGGGCGGAAATCATCTGTTCAAGTTTCATACTGTTACCTTCGTGGGGAAAGCGGAAGAAAAACCCCCCTTTCGGGGGGTCTGTTTATCAACCCGTTACATACTCAGCGTTGCCGCGTTGGATGTAATGAATACGTACGATGCCCGCACCAGTTGTACATGCGTCGTCGGTACTGATACCGATCTGCACTGGGTTGGTTGTGGTAACGAACGCGGTAGTGGTGATAAGCGCGGTCGAACCTGCTGCTTTCAAATCCGCTGTCGCGAGATAGCGGTCTACGTCAGCCGTGTCGCCGATAATCACGTCGTATCCAGCCGTGTCGAAAGCAGTAGTTCGGAGGAATTCCCCGCCTACTACGACCGCGCCTGCTGGCAGATCGAGAATATTGAACGTGTAGATCGTCGCGGCGGACGAACCGCCTGCCAACGATCCGAAGTCCCGGGCTACACCGTTGACATCCAACATCGTGTCGTTGAAGTTAAATGTAAACTCGGCGATTTTAATATCCTGCGCCGACTGTACCTTTGTTAAAAGTGCCATATCAATTCTCCCGAATTAAACGTGAGTTACGTATGCGTTGATAACGCCGAAATCTTGTGCAGCCGAGCTACCAGAATACTGGTTGACGAACTGAGGCTTCAAGAGACCTACGATCTTACCGGTAGCGATACCGGGCTGATTGTCATAGTCGAACTCTTTCTCCACCCAAGTAGGTGCGCCCAGATCAGCCATGCCCAACGCTTGTGCGCCGCAGAAGATAACCTGTGAGCCTTCGATGTTGGTACCCGCGCCGTACTTAGTGGCTGTGCCGCTAGTATTAGGTACATGGCGGAACTCGTGCAACATAACACCGTCGATCAACACCGCGTCGCCTGTGAACAACTCGTTGTTCTGGCCGCGAGTCTGTGCATAGCGCAAGTTAGCTTTGTAGTCTTCGCTCTGTTTCAACTTCATCATCGCATCAGGGCAAAGGAATGCGTGGTAAGTCTCAGAACCGCCGTCGCCTTTGACACCCGCGATGTACTGGTTCTTCGCATATTTCTTTAACTCCATCAACAAGTTCCATGAAGGTACGCTGTTGTTGGTTGCACTACCGCCTGCTACGGATACACACGAAGTGGATGCGCCGCCTACAGTGAAGCCGGTAGAGTTATTCCACGCGCCGTAACGAAGGCTTGATGGAGTAGTAACGTCTGCAGCAAACTCAAGGTTAGGCAGATCAGAACCAACACGAGCTGCGCCATTAGGCTTATAAGCGTATGAACGACCGCCCAAAGTCAAGAACGCCATCTGGTCGATACGATCAGCAAGCCAGTACGCGAGTACGTTTTTGCTATTGCCGCGGAAAGTAACTACCGAACGTTGTTCAGCCATTGCGCCTTTTGAGCGGTTTGCGTGACGCAGTTGGTCGACGCGGATAACCGTGTCATAAGACTTCATCGCTTCTTCATTGCCTTCCAACGTACGGTCGCCCGCTACGCCATCACCTTCAAGATCAGCCAACAGCGTCATTACTGCGCGGTCGCCTTTCTCGGTTTTAGTCAACTCAGTTACGTGCTGGATCAGGCTGTTAGGGCCTTTACCGAGGAATTTAGTTACAAACGAAGCATTACGAGCCTGTTTCCACAGCTCCATGCTCCATACTGTTTTCTGCTCTGTGGTCAGAGCCGCAAAATTGGTTAATGCCATGACGGCGTCTCCTAAAGTTAAATTCGGGGTTTAAATATCTGTTTTACCAAGCTCGAATTTCGCTTCGGGCGCGCGAGGGTACTGCATGTGTACTTTTTACCGACAACTGTATGATTTGTCAAGCTTTTTTTGAATCTTCGTTCATTACCACACCTAAGAGGGTGGAAATGCCGGACGCTAACAGCGAGATGTTCTGTGCAAGTTGCGGGATAACCACGTCGAACTGCGCCTGCTGCTCAGGGGTGATAAGCCCGGTAGCTGCAAAAATAGCAGCCATAGCTGCATAGGTCGACGGCTCTTTAAGTTTCCGTACGAAAAAATCTAATACCGCTTTTGCCTGTGCTTTCATGTCATTTTCCCCATTTTTCTGTGCATGTTGCGACATACGTGTCTATTTTTCGCCGTAATCTATACACGACTGCCTTAATTGTAACCCATGATTGTTCCAATTTGTACTGTTCGTCGAGATAAACCCAAGCGGCCGCCAGCGGCAACAGGGCTCCTAACCCTGCTACCACTACCGTGATCCCTATGATACGCCCGATCAGGACGCCTAGTGACTCAAACCTCTCGTTCATAGAACATCGCCCCGTGCTTTTGCCCGAGTCTCTTCGTCCACTTTCGAGAACTGCTCAACTGTCATACCTTTGAAGTTAATCGGGGCAGTCGCTGCTGTCTTACCAGTCAGAGCTGTGTTGGGCGGTTGTGCTGCCAGTACGGCTGCGGCTTTTTTACGAGCCTCAACTTCCCGTGGTGTAGGTGCGGGAGTGGCCGGTTGTGCGGCCGGTGCGCCCATCACGTATTTCACTGCCTGCCGTAACGCCTGCACGTTGTTCTTGCCCTGTGCCATAAACGCATCGACCAGATCCGCTACCTCGTTGGCCACTTTATCGTCGTACGCCGGGCCGTCCGGGTCAAGTACCGGGTACGCCTGCTCGATATTCGCCAGCGTCGACTCATACTTCAATGTCGTCAGCGTGTCGTTGCGGGTGACCTCAGCCATATGGCTGATACGGGCGTTCATTAAATAATCCCGTGCGCGTTCCACCTCAACTCGGGCTGCGCGGGCTTCCGTCGTCATTCCGTCGATGAGGAACTGCTCGTAGGCTGCCTGCTGCTCATCCAGATAGGCCGCAACTTCAGCCAGCTCGTTATTAACGGCTGGTTGGGGTTGCTGGATTCGCTGGGCGGCCTGCAACTGGGCTTCAAGCGCTGCGGCTCGTTCAAGGGCTGCGTCAGCTCGTTCGCGTTCTTTGTTGACGGCTTCGTCAAATCGTGATTTAGGGATACGGATTCGGGCTTGGGCAGCTTGTGCTTCTGCTTCTGCTGCCTCTTCCGCAAGGCGTGCTGCCAATTCCTCCGCGGTCTCAAGTTCGTCATCGTCTTCCCCTTCGACTGGTAATACTTGCGCGGTCGCTAAGGCGTCGTCATCTGTGGGGATGAAGTCGTCGCCAAAATCCAATGCTTCTGTACTCATGTGTTACTCCTCGGTTGGTGGGATTACTTGTGGTGCTGGTGCTGCTTCTGGTGCCGGAGCGGGTGCTGGCGGCTCCAAACTTTTTAGCGCGGTCTTCAGCGCTTCTTGTTTCTTGGCGTCGTCTTTCTCGCCCTGTTCTATGTCCATCTTCTGTTTGTCCATCCCGTACTTGAGATCTATCTCGTACTTCTCCAGCTTGAGCTTCTGGTCGATCTCGTACCGTTTCAGCGCCTGTTCGTCGTCGAACTTCTGTTTCTCAAAGGCCAGCTTGTCGGCTGCTAGCTGCTGCTCGGGTGTGGGGGCGGCGTCCATGCCTTCCGGCGATCCACCGGTATCCGTAGCTTTCGCCATAGCCGCTGCTGCCTGCGCTTGCTTAAGCTGGACGCTCACTTCCTTATCGGCCACTTCCGCTTCTTCAGCTCTCCGTTTCAACTCGGCTGCTGCTTTAGCTTCGGGTGATTCGCTATCCCCTTCCATGGCCTTCAGTATCTCGGCCTTGTCTTTCAGGCGTGAGGACTGGATGACAAACCGGTCTGGTATCTGTACGCCCATCTCGGTACGGAGCGCCTGTACTTGGTCAAACTGCGACTCCTCGAACGTATCCCGATCTGGCTGATTGGTGATAACCGCTGTGTACTCGCCCAGCGTCAAGTCGTTGACGATAGTGTCTTCCGCTGTGCGCTGGTTGACGGTCATCTGTTCTGTCTTGTTCTGCAGCCGGTCTGAAGTTATCTGTATCAACCTTTCTTCGGTGTAGTATTCCTGAACTATGTCCAGCATGTTCCTAGCGAGGATGAAGTCAGTGCGGTTCAGGTTGTCCTGTACCTTCGCCAAGTTGGCTGATCCACCCGCCTGATTGGCCTTGAC